GTGAGAAACATTCTTTAAAGAAATATCGAATTTAGCCGGGTGATCTAGTTCACCAAGTAGCTTCGATGATTTGATTTTTTCTTGAAGAGCTTCAATCTGTGGAACGTATTCGTCTTCAGTGTAGATACGATTGTTTTTATTCTTCTTATCGATTTCACCGAAAATACCTTCTAAGATATATGCGCCATCGTTAGACTTAGAGCTTAACGTTGCCGAAGATCTCTCTAGAATTAGTAGATTATTGTTATGATTCATGAATCTAATAGTATGTTTGTTTATATATCAGCTTTAAAAAACAAGAAATTTAATTTTTTATTGATTTAATTTCTTAGATTCCAGCTAGTGGATCGTCACCTTCACCACCTTCAGCTTCTTTTTCTTCTTCTTTTTCTTTTTCTTTAATCTCAGCATTATAGTCATTATAATAAGAAATGACTTTAGAGATATCTTCAGTTGAAAAAGCAAGCTCGCCATACTTTTCACGAATCTTATCTTCGACTTGTTTGTCGTTGTCAGAAGAAATAATAATACCTAGGATTTCTTCAGAAGAAATTTCAGTACCGTTATGTGTAATCATATCGTCAATTACAACCTCAGATTCAGGACCTGCATTAATCGCTTCTTCTGCGACAAATTGTTCAAATGTTTTGATAAATGATCTCATATTAATTTATATTTTGTTTTTACATGCCCATTCCCATTGGATCAGCTGGTTCTTCACCGGCCTTTGCCTCTTCTTCTCTAGCTTTATAAGCATCATTTGCCGCCTTATCGTCTGGAGAAAGCTTTAGATACTTATCAACTAAGAAGTTCATATCAAAGAAGTATTCTTCTTCCATGGTTACTGGGTCAGTAATCATTAGGTTATCGCGCATTTGACCAATAAAGTCTAATCTACGCTCCATGATTTCCATGTGCTTCAATTCAGCAAACATGTTCTCTTCATTAAATCTTAGGGCGATTTGTGTTCTGAACTGCGGATCATTTGCAAATTCAGGATATTTTAGGCACATCTGTAAGTACATTGGCTTAACAAGAATTTCTTGGAAAGCAGAACGTAGTCTTCTTACAAACTTAGAGAATTTAATTTCGTCTCTGATCATACCATCAGCGGCTAGGTTGAAATCACCACCACCGTCTTCATACATAAATCTATTGTATGGGATTTTAGAAACGTGCTTTAGTTTATCTGAGAAGTACTTTAGTGCTTCAACATCAGATAGGTCTGGACCGTCACCGCCAAGTGTTTCAATTTCTGGCGTCTCACCGTCCTTAGAAGGTAACCAGTATTCTCTAGAGAACTGAAGCATTGGCTTACCGTCTGTCATTAGAGAACCAGATTCCCAATCAAAATCAACTACCTCTTTGTAGTTGTGCATTAATTGTGCAAGAGATTGTTTTGCTCTTGTCTTAGACTTACCACCCATTGGGATGACAAACTTCATACGGAATGAAGCATTAGTCACTGCCCAAATAACACGTGTATGTTCCATGATTCTAAGCAAGTTAAACGCTCTAATAAGACGCTCAACATAAGAAACCCTTGAAACCGTTGTGATTGATGAATAAGAAATATAAAGAATCTGTGAATCGTATAGGACCCTTTCTTTAATTGGCTGGTCCTTAAACTGAATCCAAACCTTTTTACCGTCTTCTTTATTAAAGCCCGGCATTAGTGTGATAGGATCTATTTCCTTAAAACCAATAATCTCATCCTGATTTTCATTGTAAATAATTTCAAATGATAGATAACCATCAATAAGAAACTTACGGAAAAAGTACCAAGCTGATTGATCGCCATTAAAACCAAAGTATTGGTAGATTTGGCGGAAAGCTCTTTTAAAATAATTGTCAACCTCATCTGAAACATCTAGACCAATAATGTCTGGATAACAGAAGAAGTTTTTATCATCATATACAATTGTCTCATCACAAAGAATGTCAAGGATATCCTCAATCTCATCATGTAATGCAAACCTTCTAAGTTCGTCTCTCTTAGATGGGTAATCCCTATCAAATAGAGGGATTGACTTTCGCATATTGGTGTCAGTCATTGACAACGCCGCGAATGCACCATAAATATCATCATTGTCAAGACCCATCATATTCATCTGACCATACCCTAGGGCATCCTCAGTTGGACCGATGGCCTGAGACTGACGCAGTACCATGTCGTCGTAGTACATACCAAACGACGATAAGCTCTTAAGAGCGGTACTTAATGTGAATGGCCTCTTACCATAAGAAAGAGGTCCATTTTTATCATTTACAAAACCTGCCATTTAACTGCTTTAAATTTCTTTATATATTCTTACTCTTATAATACTTTTTGTAGAGCGATTCTAACTGTTCTTTAGTAATACCTTGTAGGTCAGCAAAGTCGCACAACACAATGTTTGCCCAGTTTTCATAAGACACCACGGCTTGTTTCTTTTTTATGCCGGGGATATATTGTCTAATTGCAAAACCAAATCCATACTTATCGAGATAACGCTTAGCACCTTCATAAGAAAGTCTTAATTGTCCTTGCGCTTTGGCGTTTTCTGCGGCACGAGTTTCATTGGTTTTAATCTGGCCATTTAATCTTATATGCACATCATCGAGTAATGTTTCTTTTAGCTTCTGTGGAAGCAAGTTAAGATTAATACCAACATCGTTGTTATTATAAGGATCGAGTGCTAATACGACGGGATTCTTATCCCACCATTGTAAGCCCTCTGTTACGGGATTATCGTATCTAAATACGTATATTTTACCAGGTACAAATCTGCCGCCATCCTTTGCAACAGATTTATCTAAGAAAGTTTTGAGTGCTGTTGAATACCAATCAGTGGCGCCTTTAATTGCCTTTGATTTAGAACCAGCTGTTTTTATTTTATCAGCAATGTCTTTCTTGATTTGACCCATTACTTCAGAGATTTTTCTGTCATTACGGCGAATTTCCAACCACGTTCATTAGCAAACTGTTGTGCCGCAATATATTTATCCCTATTAATTACATACTGTTCTGCAAGGAACTTATAGTTCTTAAGCGCTTTTTGACTATTAGTTGTCGGTGGCTTTGGTTTTTTAATTTGGGCCTCTGGTTTGATTTCAATAATCATGTGCCCAATTGAACCATCGTTCTTAAGTATCTTTATATAAAAGTCTGGGAAGTAATTACGTTGCTTATTATGGAGCTTTGACCAGTATGGTATCTGTATAGGTTCGCTGGACCACATAATTACATTTTCATTTCGGTCGCACCACATCATAAACTTACGTTCCCATGATGACCTGTAAATAATTGGCTGTGGACCAACGTATTTTGCTAAATTAGTTGGCGTAAAATAACCCTGTACAAATCCGGATTTTTGGGTTGGCTTTATTCTTTTAATTGACATTAGATTGAAAACAATCCACCGTCTTCGCCACTGTTAGCTCCAGCTCTATCGATGGACATTGTGTCTTTGTATTTTACTGGATGTAGTTTGTTCCATCCTTTAGCATAACCACGCTTGGCGATTTCTGTAAAGTATGCAAATGCATTTGGATAATCTGGATTAAAGTTCTTCCAGTATTTCAAAAGATCTAGCAATGCAAATTGAAGGCAATCCTCGCGGTCTTCGTCATAGACATAAGACATTTTACGGATAGCACGCTCAGCAAGAAGCATAAGCATCTTTTCGGCAGTTGGCGTTAATTTACCCTGCTCTTTAGATTTAACAATCTCATTGTATAAATCTTTATTGTTTAAATAATTTTTAGGTTTAGCCACCTGTGATATATTGTTTTTTAACGTAGTGTATCAAATAATACTTATTATACAATAAAAAGGTCGCATTGTTTATAATGCGACCTTTTCATATTAAAAATATTTGAGCAGTATTAAATGCCTTCGCCCTGTTCGAGCTCTAGTTTTGATTTTGGAACCCTTAGAAGATCTTCATCTTCAGAGTTTAGAAAACAAACTACAAGGTCATCATTTCCTGCTTGAGAATAACCCAACGCGTCGATTGCCAATTCAGTACCTTCAGGCATACCTTCCCATTCAAATGATAGGTAACCTGGTACATAGCCGTCAGAACGCGATGTATCTTCTTCTTTGATCATAAACTGCTCAAATGCTTTAATGTGAACAAATTTTCTAGTTTTAAACATAGATTCTTCCTTTATAGAAGTGTGTGATTCTTTAATACCG